CGGCGTGCCTCGCGAGCAGCTGGTCGATGCGGTCGACCGTAACGGGGAAACGACCCCCACCCCGGGGCGGTCACCGCTCGCTGCGTCGCGCGCGGGGGGAGAGGAACACAACATCTCCGACACACACATCTCCTCCGACACACAAATCCCCTCCAAACCCCGCGTAACCGTAGAAATCGACCCCCCTATCTCCGACGACCCCCTCTAAAGCCTAAGCCGATTTGTGCCTTCCCACTTTTTTTGGGAGGCGTTACTTATACGGTTACTTTTTCGACCTCCTTTCAGGAGGTGAAACAGCATGTCTGAGAGCGTGAATCTCACATTGGACTATGAGCCTCGTAGTTGGCAGCGGATGTGCCACATCAACAAGGCTCGGTTCACGGTCTTGGCCTTGCACCGCCGCGCGGGGAAGACGGAGTTGGCGCTCATGGAACTGCTGGACTGCGCCATGTCCTGTCAGAAGGATCTGGGGGCGTTCTTCTACGTCGCGCCGCAGTTGAAGCAGGCCAAGGCTATTGCGTGGAACAGGCTTAAGCAGCGTGTAGAGGGGCTTGTGAGGCAGGGTGCGGCGGTTGTGCAGGAGGGTGAGCTTGCGGTCAAGTTCAAGCACAACGGCGCGATCATCAAGATCTACGGCGCGGACAACCCGGACGCGATGCGGGGCGTCAGGCTCGACGGCGTAGTGCTGGACGAGGTCGCTCAGATGAAGCCCGAGGTCTGGCACGAGATCATCCAGCCTGCGCTCGCAGACCGGCTCGGCTGGGCTCTGTTCATTGGAACCCCGCAGGGGATCAACCTGTTCTCAGAGCTGTTCTACAGGGCTTCTGCGGCCATGAAGACCAAGGGGTCGTCGTGGTATGCGGCGCGGTTTACGTGCCAGGACACGGACTCTCTGCCCTCTACAGAGATCGACCGGATGCGGCAGGAGATGAGCGAGACCGCGTTCGCTCGCGAGATGCTCTGCGACTTCTCAGCCGCTGGCGATGACCAACTCATCAGCCTGGACGTGGCCGAGGTCGCCTCCAAGCGGATGTATCAGGCGCACGATCTCGTCGCTGCTCCGAGAGTCATGGGCGTAGACCCGGCTCGGTTCGGCGATGACAGGAGCGTCATCATGAAGCGGCAAGGCCCACAGGCTTTCCCGGCTTTGGTCTACCGAGGCGTAGACAACATGCAGCTAGCAGACCTCGTGGCGCAAGCCATCGGGGACTGGCACCCAGATGCTACCTTCATTGACAGCGGGGCAGGCGCAGGGGTCATAGATCGCCTGAAGCAACTGGGTTATCACATCATCGAGGTGCCGTTCGGAGGCCGAGCCAACCGCCATACCCTCCACGTCAACCGCCGGACCGAGATGTGGTTCGAGATGCGAGACTGGTTGCAGGGCGGGGGTGCCATCCCCGACGAACTCTCTCTCAAGCAAGAGCTTGCGACGCCAACCTACAGCTTCGACACCTCGGGGCGACGGGTTCTGGAGAGCAAGGATCAGATCAAGAAGCGGCTCCAAAACGCGGGGAGCCCTGACCTTGCGGATGCGCTGGCTCTGACGTTTGCCAGCCCGATCCAGAAGTCTGTTGACCGCTACGAGATGGCCCGTGCTGGAACCAAGCGATCCCGAAACTCTTGGGACAGAGACCCTTACGCCAATTTCTGACCTTGAAGTCGTCCCGATCACCTTAGAGGTGCTGATCGGAGACGGCTACCACCTGTTCGAGCAACATTGCACAGAGCTTGAAGGTGAGGACTTCGCGCCGGACATGGAGCGTTACGAGCAGCTTCAAAAGCAGCGAACGCTTTTGTGCATCGGGGCTTACGTCGGCAACAACATGGTCGGCTACAGCACGACCGTGCTCTACCGTCACGGCCACCACGACACCATCATCGCCTCGAACGACAGCCTCTACATCGATCCCAACTACCGCAGAGGTCTAGGGCTGCACCTGATACGCCAGACAGAAAAACATGCCCACGAGTGCGGCGTAGACTGTATGGTTTGGTCAGCCAAGCCGGGCTCACATCTGGATTTGATCCTAGCAAGGCGGCGCAACTGCGATCTGTCTGAGAATCACTACCGGGTCAACTTCGATGGGCAACACTAGCAGTGGCTACCTAGGGTCTGTAGGCCGTGGAGGCACCTCGAATCAGACCAACGCTAGTTTCCAGATGGGTCGAGCGCAGCGGGCTTTTGAGAGCCAGCGGCGTGATCTTCTTCGGACAGCGCCCGGAGGCCCAACTTTTGGGCAAGAGACTCGGTCAAGACTTTCAGGCTTCCAGAGAAGCATGGACGCCTTGCAGGACTACCAGGATACGCCCTACGGCCCTGCTCTGACCCGCGAAGCAGCCATCGGTCGCGTCGGCGGCAACCGCCTCATGGGCAACCGCGCCAACGACACGCTCTTGGACCGCGCTAGCCTGCGCCCATCTGGCTCTCAGATGACCGCGCAGCAGGCTCGCACAGGCGGCGACCGCTACCTGCAAATGCGCTTCAACGAACCCAACTACAGGTCGAGGTAGGTCTTATGGTTGAGTATGCAGCTTTAGCAATCGCCCTCGCAGGGACTGCTACCAGCTTCCAACAAGGCCGACGCCAAGAGCGTCAAGCCAAGCGTGCTGAGAAGCGTCAAGAGCAAGCGCAGTCTGTGGCTCGCAGCGCCGCTGCCAGCGAACGCATGGCCCAAGCCGCTGAGTCTAAGAGGATGCGGCAGCGTAAGCCTGACGCCTCTCGGATCATGGCTAAGGCGCGTCAGAGCCGCATGGCAGGCGAGACTTTCCTGACTGGTCCTGCGGGCGTGCAGCCTCTGGGATCTACACGCTACGTCGGCTGAGGTAAGCATGTATCCGAGTTCCCTAGTTTCCATCGGTAACGGTGAGCATCGGACGCTGATTCAGCACCTCCGCGCTCGCAAGCAAGCTCTCTGGACCGAACTCTCGTCTTGGGAGCCGCACTGGCAGGAACTGAGCAAGTTCTACCTTCCGAGGACAGGGCGCTTCCTGACGACAGACAGGAACCGTGGCCAGCGCCGCCACAACAACATCATCGACAGCACGGCTACGCGGGCGCTCCAAGTCCTCGAAGCCGGACTGATGGCTGGTGCCACCAGCCCTGCCCGCCCGTGGATGCGGCTCGGCGCTCCTGACCCGGAACTCAACCAGTATGGCCCGGTCAAGGAATGGCTGCATGACGTAACAGACCGGATGCTCCGGGTCTTTGCTCGCAGCAACACTTACCGCGCCCTGCCTCGCATCTACAGCGAATGCGCCCTCTACGGCACGGCAGCGTCGATCGTGGTCTTTGACTTCGAGAAGGTCATCCACCACCACGTCTTGACGGCTGGGCAGTATGCGATCAGCACGGACAACAACGACCGTGTTGACTGCCTCTACCGCGAGTTCGACATGACTGTCGGGCAGATGGTCAAGGAGTTCGGTCTCAAGAACCTGTCGATCAGCGTCCAGAACCAATACCGGAACGGCAACCTCGAAGACTGGCGGACTGTCTGTCACGCCATCGAGCCGCGCGCAGACCGGAATCTGGACCGCAGCGGCAACCGAGACATGCCGTTCCGCTCCGTTTACTGGGAGCAGGGACGTAGTGGGTCAGAGACGAAGACGGTGCTCAGGGAGTCGGGCTTCCGTCGTTTCCCGGTCATGGCTCCTCGCTGGTCGGTGTCGGGTCAGGACATCTACGGCAACAGCCCAGGCATGGCGGCTCTGGGTGACGTGAAGCAACTGCAACACGAACAGCGTCGGAAGGGTCAGATCCTTGACCACCTGACGCAGCCGCCGACTCAAGGGCCGCCCTTGCTCAAGGGAAGTGAGGTAGACACTCTTCCCGGCGGTCACACGGAAGTCGATGGCAACTCGCAGGGCATCCGCCCGCTCTGGCAGATCAACCCTGACCTGCAAGGTCTACTCTTCGACATCCAAGACGTGCGGACGCGCATCAACAGCGCGTTCTACGCCGACCTGTTCCTGATGCTCTCGACCACGAACAAGAGCATGACGGCTACAGAGGTCGCGGAGCGGCACGAAGAGAAACTGTTGATGCTCGGTCCTGCGCTGGAGCGCCTGCACCACGAAGGCTTGGAGCCGCTCATCGACATCACGTTCGATCACATGATGGACGCGGGCTTGATCCCGCCTCCTCCAGAGGAGTTGGGCGGCATGAACCTCCAAGTCGAGTTCGTGTCTACGCTCGCGCAGGCTCAGAAGGCTGTGGGTGCCAGCACGGACGACAGGTTCGTCGGCATGATCCAAGGGCTTGCTCAGTCGCACCCGGAGGCGCTGGACAAGCTCAACCCCGACTCCTTCCTCGACGAATACGCGGACAAGCTGGGCGTCAACCCCGGCCATGTCCGCTCGAACGAAGAGGTCAAGGAACTGCGTCAGGCGCGTGAGGCGGCGATGGCTGCCCAGCAGCAACTGGATGCTCAGAGCCAGCAGTCCAACATCGCCCGCAACATGGCGAAGGCTGCGGCGGATGCTCCTGCCGACGTGATGGATCAGTTCTCGGGATACCAAGGTCTGTAAACCATGGCACCAGACCGCTCGAAGGCAGGCGGGAACAGGAACCGTCCTGATGTCCTGACTGATCCTCGGGCGATCCAGCGTGTTCACCTAGACCACCACCAGATCAGCAGTCACCAGAACGTCGTCAAGACGATTCAGGACACGCCGATCACGGACCTGAAGGATGTCGAGGTAGACAAGACCTCGGACGACTTCGCGGCGGGGCAGTCTCTGGTTTGGGGCGGCGATTCTTGGATCGCAGGCGACCCGGAAATCTTAATCCCGGTCAAGGCTGCGGAGGAGATGACCAAGGGCACGCCGGTCTACGTGAGCGACGAGCAGGCAAGCGGCAAGCCTATCGTCAGCAAGGCGGACTCTGACGGAACAGACACCTACCCTGCTATCGGGCTCTTGTTCACGGACCTTGCGTCAGGCGAAGAGGGGCACGCGGTAGGCGGCGGGATCATCTCGGGCTTGGACACAAGCGGCTACGCCGTTGGAGACGCACTCTACCTGAGTTCTACGCCGGGAGTCCTGACCAACACGCGACCGACAGCGACAGCAGAGAAGGTCCAGAAGGTAGCGTTGGTTGCTCGCTCGCACCCGGAGGCGGGCAGCGTCATCGTCATGGGCGCGGGCAGGACGAATGACATACCGAACGACCTTGTCACGCTGACGGGCGTGCCGTTGGGTAACCCCGACTTAGATAAGTTTGACGACTACACGTATCCAGGCCCGCCCTCTGTTGTCTACGAGACGGTAATCCCTGACGACACCGACATCAAAACGGCGCTGCAATCTCTGAGCACAGAGGCGGGGCGTCTGATGGCTGAAATCGTTTTCAATGTTGGCGAGATCAACACGCTCAAGAGCAACACAGCAACGCTGTTCCACGGGCGCTACAACACCGAGGCGGAAGCGCGTCGCGACGACAACGACGCCGCGTTGACCAAGACAGAGATCTACTACACGGCGCGACCGGACGGCGACGGCTACGCGGAGAGCGAGGTTACGGCAAGCACGCCTGCGGGCGCTGTCATCGAGCGGCGACTGTTCTACTCCGACAAGTTCGACGCAGATGTCAACACGCCTGCTGACTGGACTGCCTACACGACGCAGCCTGCTGACGACACCGCGTTCGCTACAGCCAAGGCGTCGCTGCTTGCTGGCCTGAGCGACACAGACGGCACCGCCAACACGCGAGGCACGCTGCCGCTGTCGCTGAAGATGGAGCACACGTTCGTCACGGACAAGCTGCTCAACGACTACCCGGCGCTGGCAGGCTTCAGCGTGCGCCTGATCCGGTTCGGCTACAGCGGCAACTGCCTCAAGGTGCGGCGCAGCAGCGACAACAGCGAGCTAGACATCGGGTTCGACAGCAACGGCGACCTCGACATCTCGGCGATCGAGACGCACTGCGGCAGCAGCGACGGCTTCGTCTCCGTCTGGTATGACCAGTCAGGCAACGGCAACAACGTCACGCAGGGCGTCACCTCGTTGCAGCCGAAGATCTACGACGGGTCGGCTGTGGTGCAGGACAACGGCAGGCCCGCGATTCAGGCGATCTCGGCGTCTAACTACCTCCGCTGGCCTGGGACCATCATCACGGGCACAGGCGCGAGGTCGATGCTGTGTGTCGCCAACGCTGACAGCGCGGTGAACGACAACTTCCTGACGTTGTCCAGCGCCTCGACTGGCAACGGGTCGCAGTGGAACTGGACGCCCGAGGTCCGCATCCGAGTCATCGGCGACCGCCGATACGACAACAACCCGATGGACACGCAGACCATCGGGATGCTCACGTTCCCGGCTGGCGGCGACACCACGGACATCGACTTCTACGAGAACGGCACGCAGGCCACGGTCTCTACGGTCACGACGGCTTACGCGATCAACACGGGCACCAGCGGCTTTGCCTACATGCATTCGACGCTGGGCAAGATGCAGGAGATGGTGCTGTGGACCTCGGACCAAGACAGCAACGTCACGGGCATCAACAACGACGCGGACACCTACTACGATGCCACGAACACCACGGCGTTCGTGCGCCAGTTTAGCGGCGCGGCTGCCGCCTACTCTGTCCGCTGCCTGACCTCTCTAGGCTTTGCGTCGGTCTGCATGAAGGTGCGCCGCGACTCCGACAACGCGACGCAGAACATCGGCTTTGACAGCAACGGCGACTTGGACACCGCCGCGATCGCCACGTTCTGCGGCGCGGCCAACGGCTACGTGGCCGTCTGGTATGACCAGAGCGGGAACGGCAACCACGGGACGCAGGGGACCGCAGCTAACCAGCCTCTGATCTACAACGGCACGGCGGTCATCACGAAGAACGGCAGGCCAGCGGCGCAGTTCGATGGGACGAATGACAACATCGAACTGCCGGACGCCGTCCTGCCAAGCACTATCGAGACGTGTAGTGCCTTCACCGTTCAAGCCAACACCAACGGCATTAGCTTCCAACTAGGCGACGAGACAAGTGCTGCTCGGTGGTATCAGAGCTACGTCACGAGCGGGACGGAGTGGGCTGGCTACGCGACATCCGTCACAGCGATCAATCTTGGCTCGTCGTCTTCGAGTCAAAAGCTGATCACAGCCATCGCGGGATCGACACAGGGGAACTACCAAGCCTTCGTCAACGGAACGTCCAAAGGCTCGCAGACGCTGTCTACGAACGCGCCGTTGTCGGGCCGTGGTGAGATCTCGCGACCGGCGTTGCCCATGACGGGCACATTCCAAGAAGTCATCATCTACCACAGCGACGAGTCCACCAACCGCACCGGCATCGAGTCCGACATCGACACCTACTACAAGCCGACGACGGCACTGTTCCTCGACACCTACACAGGCGCGGCAGCGGCCTACTCCGTCCGCAAGCTGTCGCAGTGGTATACCGGCAACTGCATGAACGTGCGCCGGGACTCGGACGCCACTACGCAGGACATCGGGTTCGACTCGAACGGCGACCTGGACACGGCGGCGATCAAGTCGTTCTGCGACGCGGGTGGCGCGGGCACGCGCGGCTACGTGGTCACATGGTATGACCAGAGCGGCAACGGCAACGACGCGACGAATAGCGAAACAACACAGCAGCCGCAGATCTACGACGGCACGGCGGTCCTCACAAGAAACGGCAAGCCCGCACCATACTTCAACGGCAGTAGCCGTATGGCATTCGACGCCAGCACGGTCAACCAGCCTTTCACGTGGTTTGGGGTTGTCCAGAGAGACGACACTACCGTTAGCATTGTGGTCGGCTGGAACGTGTTTAGCTTCATCGGGCGCTACGAAGCTAACGACTTCAGCATCTACTCCGGTACCTATCTTGGGTCGTCTAGTTTCAATAGCACGGCGCAGCAGATGTTCTACGGCTTGTTCAACGCAACGTCGTCAGAGTTGGCCGTCAATGGCGGCACGGCTGTGACTGGGAGTGCGAACACGCGCAACATGACTGGCGGCGGTTGGATCGGGGCCGACGGCAATGGCGGATCGCGAATGCAGGGCACCGTTCAGGAGTTGCTCTTGTGGCCGTCGAACCAGAGCAGTAACCGCACCGGCATCGAGTCGGACATCAACACCTACTTCTCGGTCTACTGATGAGCCACACGATCTACCTGCCGGTCGTGCCTCGGCTCGGCCTGACTAGCGAGGAGCGCGGGCGCGCGATCAACCGCGAGTTGTTCAACCTGACCCTGCCGCGTCACCTGCAATCGCCGGAGCAGACCAGCATCTACGCGCTGGAGTTGATCGAGAACGCGAGCAACGCAGGCCAGTGGGCGTTGGTTGGAGATCACGACCACGTCATCGACATCCACCCCGAGCGCGACGGGACCGCGCTGGTGTCGCTGTTCCCGCAACTGAGCGAGGAGGAGCGCAGCCAACTGACCTACTACATCACAACGAGCGACAGCGTGACGTTCGGCAACCTGCTGCCGTCTGACGCGACCGTGCTAACCCATGAGCAAGCCGAGGCTCTCGGCTGGTTCCCTAGCGACCCGACACCATGAGCGACGACACAGGCAACGGCTGGAGCGAATACAAGAAGCTGGTGATGACGGAGATCGACCGTCTAGCTCGCGAGATCCGGCACGAACGCAACAACGGCAAGCAGGTGCAGCAAGGCATGTGGGAGCAGATGCTGCGGGTCGAGCGCGAGATCGCGTCGCTGAAGGTCAAGTGCGGGGTCTGGGGTCTGTGCGGTGGCCTGATCCCTGTCGTCACCGCGCTGCTCACCAACAAGATCGGACTATGAGAACCCTCTACATCCTCGTGCCCTGCCTGCTGCTTGCGGGCTGCGGCATTCTCGACGCTGGTCAAGTCCAGGCCGTCACCGACGTAGTCAACCAACTGGAGGCCAACCAAGCCATCACGATGGAGCAGGCGGATGCCCTGCGTCAGGCCATCCTGACCAACACGGGCGAGCCGTGGTGGATGCAGCTCGGCAAGATCGCGCTCGAGGTTGGT